ACCACCAAGTAGTGCTGAACCCGTACCACTAGCAACAGTTAAAGTTGTCTGGCTATTTGATATACCAGATGCAAGCGTTGACTCAACGCTGATAGACGAGAACTTGCGGGTCATTTCTTTCCTTACTCTATTTGGTGTAGTGTTTTAGATAGTCTATTGCTGAACACAAGATATCTATATCATCTTGTAGCAGTCCTAAGCCTGTATTGCATTTGTGACATAGGACTCCTCGTTTTTGTTTTGTTTTGTGATCGTGATCAGCGCACCAATCAGATCTACCAGAATCAGTAGTGCCACATATAGCACATCTATAGTTCTGTTCTTTTAACTTACTGTCAAAATCTTCTTGAGTAAATCCAGATATTTTAAACCTGTTCCAGACTCTTAATCTTTCTCTATTTTTCTTTAAACTTTCTGGTGATGGTTTGTACTTACTTCTACATACTCTACATTGACTATGTCTACCATCTGGTCTATTTTTATTTTTAGAAAAATCTTTAAGATATTTTTTCTTTTTACAAGTACTACATTTCTTATTAGGTAACCGTTTGTTCATCGTACGTAGTGTAGCCTAATAGGATATTTGTCTTGCAGTTTAAGTGCTTCCTCGTTAAGTCTTTGTTGATACAAAGCGTAGATATAACGAGAATTATTAGCGCCAGCTCCTGAAGGGATCTTAGAATCTGCAAGATCTGACTCTGCTGAGGTTAAAGATATTCTTCCTGAATCCACAAAGGATAGTAACTTGTAGGCTGCACCTAGTGTTACTACATCTTGAGATGACTCAGGAAGTCCAGTTACATCAGCAAAATCATCAGAGTTATTTTCTAAAGTATCTGGAGTGGTAGTGTAATAAACTTGAACTGTTCTACCAGGTTGTATGTTCTCATAAATATTAATTGTGTTAGTGCTATTAAAGGTAGCGATATTAGCCATACCATCTGCTCTCCAGCGATTAACTGGTAGCCACTCTTTAGATGAACCAGTAGTCTGCCAAGATACAAACAAGATTTGTTCTAGATCATCTGGTAGTGCATATGTAGTTTGACTTGCATTAAAGGTAAAGGTAAATGAATCTACTGCCCACAATCTAGGATACAAAGAGTTGATAGTATCGTTGATAGCTTTCTTAATTGAGATTCTAGGAAATGATGGAGATAAAGTTACTTGAGCATATTGAGCGTGTGATGTAGGTGTAGATCCTTGATATCCTCTACCAAAGCCTGGTGCTACGTTTAGAGTATTAGATGCAGTACTGAAGTTATCAATCCAGATTAACTCATCATCAATTTCAATAGGACCTTTAGCTAGGTTAGATGATGAACCCACCACCATACTTGTAGCAACGCTATTAATTGCAGCGTTAAGATAGGTCAGGCGATCTTGCTTCAAGGTGTAACCTTGCAGATTGGTCTTTACCTCGTTGACCATTTCATTAAACGTTGCCATTCATTTTCTCCTTATAGAATTGCATATTCTTTTTTAATCTCTCATCGTTAGGGCTTAACTTAAGAGCAATCTTTCCGAACTTATATGCTTCTTTCCAGTTACCTAATTGCCAAGCTGAGACTGCAACTAGATCTGCAGCCATATGACCCCAAGCCCAAGATTCACTCATAAAGCCTGTGGTTTTTTCTGTGATACCAAATGCAACCTTTGATGAATAGTTGCACTCTTTCCACTGTTTCTTTTCGTAGTAGTAATTAGCAAGTGCTAAGACTGCTTCTCTACTTTGATATACTTCAGTGCCTTGTGTTAAGTATTCCTCAGCATTTGCTGGATCACACTTTGCCATAAGGCGAAGTGCAAATCCTTTTTCTGCTGGAAACTTTGATATCTCAACATAGCGTTTAAATACTTCTAACGCCTTCTCAAAATTCTCTTTGTAATAATATTCTCTAGCAAGATAGTAAAGATTTCTTGGCTCAGGATTTTCCTCTGCTGCCATCTCTAACATCGGTAGGTAGTAACTTCTAATCTTAGAGTTATCTGGTTTATGCCAAACCTCTATATTATATCTCTTAGTTACTTCTTTCTTACCGTATGTTCTAGGCACCTCGTGAACTGGATGGGACCAATAAACATTCTTTCTTCTATGGATTCTAAAGCCATCAAACTCGTGCTTAGGAGTTCCATCTTCATTAAAGTCTGTTATGAATCTATAGTAGGCTCTATCAACATCATCTGCTAAAGCCTTCTCTAATTCACTTCTCCACTCACCGACTAGCATCTCATCCATATCTAATGCGATACACCAGTCAACATCTAGTGGTAATGAAGCAAGTGCATAATTCCTTGCCACATCAAATCTAAAAGGATCTACTGCACATTCAACTACATTAATACCTAGATCTTTAGCGATCTTAACAGTATCATCTTCTGAACCAGTGTCACAGATTAAAAAGTAATCTGCTCCCTTTGCTGAGTCAAACCAACGTTTGACGTGCTTTGCTTCATTCTTAGCAATCGTATAGACAGCTACCTTCAAAAGTCATTCACCTCTTTAAGTCGTAGATCAGAGTACGAGGGGAATTGTACTACTAAGTTAGGCTGTGTTATATATGCTTTAAGATCTTTAGCAAAATCTCTTAGACCGATATCTATATAGGAATTATAATCTTCAAGTTTATTTATGAAGTATTCTAATCTACTAGGATTTATACAGTAGGCTTGAGATCCTGTTGTTAATACTTGAATACCCCAATGACGATTAACCATTCTTACTAGGCCAACCTCTTTAGGAACTAATGCTCCGAGATAAAATATATCCCAATCTTCAGGCAATGTTTGCATTACCTTTTCAAACTTCTCATTGAAGTCTTCTACGAACTGAGCATCATCTTCTAGTATTAAAACTTTTTGTCCTGCTATTTGTTTCATTACCTGTAGATGACTTTGTAACCCTGCGACTATTGGATCTATACCAAGTTGCTTACCATCTACTGCAGAAAATCTTTCATATTGGATATCTAACTTCTCTAGTTGAGGAGCTAGCTTTTCCATACGATCTGTTCTTCTATCAAGATTAATTACTATAACCTTGTCAAAGAAATCGTTTACCTTCACTAGGTGAGTTTACATTCCACCTAAGAAAAATGAGACTGGAATCGCATCAGCACCAGGTCCTGTTGGACCAGTTGCTCCCGTTGGACCTGTAGGTCCAGGAACTGTTGAATCTGCACCTGTCGGTCCAGTGGCACCAGTAGCACCAGTTGCACCCGTAGGTCCAGTAGGACCTGTGGCTCCTGTTGCACCGTTAGCACCAGCAGGACCAGTAGGTCCTGTATCTCCAGTAGCGCCTGTAGCACCTGTGGCACCAGTGGCTCCATTAGCCCCTGCTGGCCCTGTAGGGCCTGTATCACCTGTTGCCCCAGTACTTCCTGTAGGACCAGTCGCTCCAGTGGCTCCTGCGGCCCCTGCAGGGCCTGTAGGACCCGTTGGGCCAGGCACTGTTGAGTCAGTGCCAGTGGCTCCTGTTGCTCCAGTACTACCTGTTGCGCCTGTAGCGCCAGTTAATCCTGTTGGTCCTGTGGGTCCAATATCTCCTGTTGGTCCAGTTGCACCAGTACTGCCCGTTGCCCCTGTAGCACCTGTAGGTCCTGTCGCACCCGCAGACCCCGTTGCGCCAGTGGCACCTGTAGGGCCAGTGGAACCTGTTGGTCCCGTAGCTCCCGTATCGCCTTGTGCGCCAGTAGGACCCTGGGAACCAGTTGGACCTGTCGCGCCCGTTGAACCCGTATTACCTGTAGGACCAGTATCGCCAGTAGGACCAGCACTACCAGTAGAACCAGTAGGACCTGTAGAGCCTGTGTTACCAGTTGCACCTGTTGCTCCTGTTCCGCCTGAAGGACCTGTTGGTCCACTAGGACCTGTAGAACCACTAGGTCCAGTAGGTCCTGTTGGACCTGTAGCACCAGCTACACCTTGACCACCTTGTGGACCTTGATCTGCTGAAAACTGTACAGATACTTGTGGAGTAATACTTTCTACAACTATAAATGTTGTCACAGTGTTACACCTCCAGTAACTACAAACTTACCTTCTAAAATTCTTGTTACAGTACCACCAGAGTTAACTACTAGATCGTAGGAATAACGAGCAGGTGTTAGATCTGCAGTTGTAGTAGATGAAATATTTACTACTACTCTTCCACTAATACCTTCTAAAGTAATTCCACCATTAGCGGTAGTTAAAGAAAGTGTTGTGGTATTAGAACCTACAAATGGGCGTACAGTCATAGTCGCTGTATATCCTGTTAGATTCCAAGGAGTAACTACTCCATTAGTTTCATCTTGTATTACGAATTGAAAATTAAATGTTGTTGCCTGTTCACAGACTAAATTATATTTTGCACTCAAGAGGATATCAACCTTAATGCTGCTGCCGCAGCTAGTCCCGTACTGGATGCTAGTTGATTACAAACTCCAGTAAAATCTTTCCAAGCAGACTTATCAGTATTACCAGCAATCTGATTTAAAACACCAACAGTATCTGAAACAGTTAAGGTAACAGTTCTTTGAGCAGCCCATTGGCGAGCAGCCAATGCTTCTCCTACCATTGCCGAAGGATCTCTATAAGTGCCACCATTGGCAAGGCGATTTAACTCATCGCTAAGAGTTGTACCTGCTACACCTAGTGCCACTTATCTCTCCTTACTTCTTCTTTGTTTTTCTTGCTACTGCTGCGTTATCTATTAGATTTGGATATGGTCTACCAGCAGCCTTTGCTCTTGCTTTAGCAGCACTCTTTTGTGCTGGTGTTAATTTCTTAGAAGTTTTCTTAGGGTTCTTCTTATCCCAAAATGCTACTTTCTTTTTCACCACTTCACCTTGTCCGCCCAATACGCTGCAGACATCTTGCCCTTGGCAATATTCTTAGCGTGACGAGCTTTAAATGATTTTTGTCTTGCAGTTGGTTTCCTATCACCAGTTACGCCTTGCTGTCCAAAGCGTATAGTTTTAACTTGTGATCCTTCTTTAGCGACCACAACGTGACTTTTCTTAGGATGACTAGGAGTTCTCTTAGGTTTATTAAAACCAGATACTCCCGCCCTAGCGAGTCTTGGATCCTTCTTGCTTGCCATATACTCCATACTTTCCTAATACTGCTCTGATAGATCCATTCTTATTAAGACGAACTACCATTCCATTCTTAATCTGAACTGGATTAAAACCATCGTGGCGCTTGTAGCTACCAGATGACATTACTTCTTTTTCTTCTTAGACATTCCTGCCTCTGAAAGAGCAATAGCAATTGCTTGCTTCTTAGACTTAACCTTCTTGGCAGACTTGCCAATATTCAGTTGGCCCTTCTTAAACTCTTTCATTACTTTGGCAACCTTCTTAGCGCCTTTTGATTTCTTCATTGGCGAGGTGCTGCCTTAGCAGGAGAACCAGTTTGGATTGAATCGTAGGTCATATACTTACGATTAGATTCCTCTTGGCGTTCTGCGTTTGGATAAACATCCAACTTAACGTTTAGATCTGGGCGAGTCTCGTAGACTACGCCATCATCTGTCTCTTTCATTATTTCTTTTTTCCCATCTTTTTCATAGCCATCTTTGCGCCTGATTTTTTGGCTGCTTTCTTAGCCATTGCTTTTCCCTTTTTTGTATATGGGAATTTCTTTCCGTTTACCATTGGCATTGTTTACCCCTTATAGGTTAGGTTGATTCCGTCAAATGCTTTACCAGCTTTGTCGGAAAGTGAGACTGCGGCATCAATATCTTTCTGCCTTGTTGATCTTGGTTCCATACCCTGCTTAATTGCAGAGTAATAACTATTTAATTCTCTTTCATCCTTCTTAACTTTATCTTGATCCCATCCAGTTTTAGTAGGTGACACACCTACGAACATTGGAGTATTCTGCCTTAGACATTCAGCATAACTTTGGTGATCTTTTGTCTTACAACTTGATGTGCAATTATTCATTAAATGTTTTCCAAGTACTGGCTATAACCAGCATCAATTAAAATCTGTGCGGCTTGGTCATCTATCTCGTAGGTATGACCGCCCATATAAACTGCATCTGCATCTGTAATATCATCTTGATAAGGATATCTTGTTGCTGTAACTGTAGTTCCATTTACTAGAAGAGTTACGCCTCTAGGTATATCTGTTAAGAAAGGATTAATAGCACCAGTAGATGTTCCACCAGTGATAGGTCTTCCAGCTAATCTTGCGTATGGTGTGTTTTGGTTATCTGCAGTGATCCAAGTTTCCCACTCCCAAGGAGTTGTAAGTCTGTAAGTCACATTTACCTTTCTTGTAGAACAGGGGTGGTTTCCCACCCCTGCCCATTACTAACTAATTGTTAGGAAGCTGTTGACTCAATGCGGTATAGCGCAGCCTCGCGGAGTCTTGCGAATCCACCGAAGTAGTACCAACCGATTGTGCGGAAGCGGCGAAGCAAGTCAACCTCTGGACCAATGATGGTAGAGATGTCTTGTGCCTTAGCCTCTGCTAGAGCCTCACGGCCTGCAATTACTGCTCTGTAAACGTTAACAGATGGTGAAGCACCATTTGATACAATTGGAACGCGAGGTGTTTCAATTACCATTGCGCCCTCAATTACGCCTACAGCACCAGGAATAATTGTCTTTGACACATTGTCTGTGTACTTGACGATATCCTGGAATCCACCTGTGCCTGATTCAGCGCGTAGATCGGCTGCTTGGCGTGGGTGTAGGTATGCTACATATAGTTCGCCCATACGAGGCACTGCCTTGTTTGTGCGTAGTTCTGTAACAGCCTTACGGATGTTAGCAACTGTGATTGTATCGCCAGTTGTTAGATCAGAAGTTGTTGTGTTTCCAGTTCCTGCGTAGATGACGTTTGTTCCACCTGTTAGAACTGAAGCTACTACAGAGTCAATTGAATCTGCAGCGTTGTATGCAATGATGTCTGCAAGAGCAGCATCTACATCGTTGAAAGAAGTTAGGTTTAACTTCTTAGTTGTTGTTACGGCTGAACCGTACTCATTAAGTGTTACTGTAACCTGTGATGGGTTACCTAGGGCTACGGATGAAGCATCAGATTCTTCAGTCAATGTTGCTGTGACTTGTGATAAGTCAGAATAGATTGAGAATACAACTGATGATCCAGGCATAGCTTGCTGTACTGGCTTGACATCTGCAATTGCTCTCATCACTGGGATTGAGCGTAGTGCCATACGAACGTATTGATCATACGCGGTCTGGACTAATGCGGTAATGTCTGCGGTACCAGTAATCGTACCTGCTGGTAGTGTCATTTAAGCACTTGCCTTTCGTTGGATAGGGTTATAAACCAGACTGTCTAATTACATCATCCAACTCTTCGCGGCTATTAGCGTTTAACAACTTTTGCATAATATCTGCAGCAGCATTAGGTGTATTACCTTGTTCTGCAGCATTAGTTAATCGTTGATATTGCTTAGCCTGTGCTGGGTCAATATTAGGTGCTTGCTGGCTTTCAGTAGTTTGAATCCCGAAAACATCGGCATTTGATTCAAGCCACTTTGATACAGACTCCTCAGTTGGGTCTATATCCTGTGGGATAAACGAAGCGATCTTCGTATTTACCCCGCGAGCTGCGAGGGCATCCTTGATTGCTCTTTCGCGTTGCGATTTATTAAGGCCTTCAAACTGAGCCTTTAATTCAGCTAGTTCTTTTTCCTTTTGTTTATTCGCTTTGCGTAGTTGCTTGATAAGGTCTGTAGATGTATCAACATTGTTGTCATCTTCATCCTCGTAGTCGTAGTTGGACATAGTCCATCTCCCATTCTATTGTAGTTGTCGCGGACCTCATATAGATTTGGGGATTTTCTATATGGCTTCCACTACTGGTTTTGGTATCGCTCTAACGAACCAGTCGTCTCGTTAGCAGGCTTAGTATTGCCCCGCTCTATCGCGGGATAGAGCACCACTAGTCAGGCCAGATTGTCCTGAGAATGATGCTTGCTCAAGTGAACTTAATCTTTTTCTCTTAGTGCCAGCTTCTGCTGCTCCACTTAAACCAAAGATTTCTTCTTCTGCAGTTCTTTGTGTGTAAGGAGATTCTTGATAGAAATCAGATAGTTGTCTTCCTCGTTCAATAATAGGAACTGCTGCTTGGTAACCTTCTCTTGCTTGTTGTGCAGTTATGCCATATCTAGCAAGTTCTTCTGCTCTACCAACATCGGTAGCAAGTCTTGCACCAAGTGCTGCGCCACCGATCTCTGCTGCAGTTACCTTACGCTTGATATCTGCTAATCCCTTTTCTGGATCTAAAGTATAAGCAAGAATATCCGAGTTGTTAATATCAGGATAGAATTGTTTTAGCGCTGCAGTAACTTCAGAAGGAGCGTTAATAACTCTGTTTTGTGCGGTCATAATACGCTCTTCTAATTCAGCAGGAGATACATCTCCAGCAATAAACTTCTCAAATCCTTCTTGACGACCTAGGTCACCTCTTGTGTAATAGTTTGCTGGTAGTCCATAGTTACGCATAATGTTTTGGTAACCATCTTCTAATGTTAAATACTCTGCCTCTGATAGCGCTCTTAATCCTTTTCCAATACGAGCAGCATTAGCTGCAAAGCGCCTCTTATAAGGTTCAGTTTGGCGTAGCAGAAGAGTCAATTCTCCTTCAGATGTATCATCTGTAATTAAAGCCTTTAATGGTTCTACTAAAGCACCTAATCCGTACTGCTGAAATTGTGATAATAGTAGATCATATGCTGAGTTTCTTCCAGTAGCTTTACCAGTTTCATCATAAATAGGGTTAGGAACATTTACGAACTGTATTCCTGCTGCTGCGGTTTCAGCTTCTGTTTTTTCCCTACCATATTGTTTAGAAAGTTCAATTTGTTCTGGGGTTAATCCACCTAATCTATTTGCACCAGTTGCCGATGCTGCTAAAGTATTTGCTTCTTTTTGTAATTGAGCACCTGATTTAAAAGTTCCAGCAATTGGATCATAAATACCTTTAGGATTTTCGGCTGCTTTAATTTGTGCCTGAAGTGCTTTGTTTAAATTACCAACTCCACTAAGGGCTTGCGATATAATTGGTCTACCCTTTTCAAGGGCAGCAGCAGCAGTTGCTTCTAAGGCTGCTTTACGTTGAGCAGCAGCAGCATTGGCTCTATTAGCAGCTTCAATCTGTGCTTGGTTAATTACTTTCTTCTCAGCCATCGCTACCCCTGGAATCCAAAGTCTTGTAAGACTCTAAGTACTTTACTGGAAACTTCTTCTCTAGCATTGTTTGTATACTGCCAACGAGGATCTTTTTTCAATAGTCTCCTAAATTCATATATAGGAAGTTCCCTATCAGTAATAGCACCCTGAAGAGTAGTGTCATTTAAGTCAATAGAATTAGGATCTACTTCTAGTAGAGCAGCCATAGTTCTTTTATATGGAGCATACACAGTTTCTAAATCAGTACCCTCTGCTAAAAGTTTTTTAATGCTATCTGGGCGACCTAATCCAGCAGTATATCTAATGTCATTTTTAATAACATTTATATCTTTACCATTACGTATATCATTAGCATAAGAATCAATTTGGCTTTGACTTAAAGTAATACCATTTGCTCTAGCTACTGACATTAATTCCTGAGATGCTAAAGATTCTTTTTGACCTCTTTTAGTTTCAAACTCAGACTTACCAGTTTTAGGATCTTTAATTTTCTTTACTTCTTCAGTAAGAAATTGAATTCTATCTAAATCAGTAGTATATTCAGTACGATTACCTACTTTAACAGCCTTACGACCAGCGCTTCTTTCCGCTTTATTAAGTACCTTATAGAGTTTTTCTATTTCTTCAGGAGTAGCATCTCTATTTAATATACCTCTGACTACTGATTGAATAGTAGATGCGGCTTGGGTAGGAGAAGATATTGTTACATCTATCTCGGTTCTACTACCACCTGCACCTGCTTGCTCAGATATTTTAGTACTTATAAACTCATCAAGAGTTTGATTGATACCAAAACTGGTATTCCTCTTTTTGTTATCAGATAATGCTTCTTGATACTTACCAACTAGATCTTCAATATTTCTCCAGTTAGCAACTTTGTATCCAGCAGCATTTAACTGGTCGGCAAATGCCTTTTTCTCTGGATCTGATTTATCATATAGAAACTTAGGCGCTGCTATAATTTCTTTATCTATATCCCTAGTGGAAGGCGCAGACCCTACTGTAGTGCCAGTAGTATCAGTAGTGGTTTCAGTTTCTACTGCTTTGCCTGATCCAATATTTTGGATATTTTCTACAATTTTTTCTTCTTCAGTTTTTTGTTTTACTGGTTCTTTATAATTAGCAATTAAGCCTTCAATTCTTTTAACTTCTCTATCGGCTTGTTGCAGTTCATAATAGGCTTTATTATAGGCTGCTCCACTAGTTAAGGCCTCACCTTTAAGCCCTTTGTTTCTATTAAGGGAAAGTTCATACTCGGCTTTATTGGCAGCATTAGAACGTCTATTTTTAGCATTTGCTAATTGAGACTCTAACTTCTTTTTTGGATCAGCCATTCGTTACTTACTCCCTTACCAATGATGAAAAAAGAACGTTGTATGCTGAATTAGCGCTAGAATTAGTTGATGCCAATTCTTTTAATTTAGCAATTACGTTAGCTTTTAATAGGTCTTTGTATTCCTGTGTATTTGTAAATGTTCCGAAACTAGAATCCCTTACAGAGATATAGTCTTCATACTCTTGTACCATAGCCTTTAAAACCTTTTGAGTTTTAGGTTGAATGGCTGTATAAGCAGGATCATCCAGCATAAGAGTTAAGTCTTTATAGGCTCTTAATTTCTCTATCTTACCCGCTCCACCCTTACCAAGTTCTACTTGAAGCATAGGTCTTACGCCTTTAAATTGAGTAGACCAAGTCTCCCATTCATCTCTAACCATACGACGATATGAATCAGAAAAAGCAGTCTTTAAGTTAGATTCGTATTCATCTCTTTTAGCAAAGTATTCTTGCTTATCCTTTGCTGTTTGAACTTCTGACAAGAAATCTGTAAGAAGTTTACTAGATCTTAGACCAGAGTTCATAAGTAACTTATAGGCGTTAAAGTCAAAATCTCCAGCTTGTGGGATTAAGAATGGGGCACCTTGTGGATACTTCCTCATAAGTTCAGAGTTTTGATCTATCCAATTAGCTGCGTTTTCAACTGGAGCAATTTTTGCTACTGTATTTTTTTCAGATTCTGAAACTGTATAAGGCATTTGGTCTGGATATCTCTTAATCCATTCCTCAGTTGTCTTATCTACATCAAAGTTATTATCAGATAACATCTGATTAAATACTTGCTTAAAGTTAGTTGCGCCATTATCTCTTACCCATTCAGCCATATCTGACTTTAAGGTTATTTGGGGAGATGCTGGAGCAAAGAATCCAAAAACAAATCTCATTAACATAACAGTCATAGTTGATGACTGCCATTTATCTTGAAATGCTGCTAGTTCACCTGCGGTTGGTGGAACCTCTAGACCAGTTACTGGATCTATTTTAGGTTTTACACCATAACCTGCAGCTTCAAGATAGGTTGCTGCCTTACGAGCAGCAGATGCGTACTGAGAATTACGCTCATCTCTATTTAATGTTTGTAAAAAACGATTGATATGTGATGGGAATACTGCAGAGATCAAAGGTTGATCTTCACCGTAAGAACCAAGTAGATATCCTTCTAGATCTTTGATTTGTGGTATAGCAGATCCTAAGAAACTTATTGGAACTGCTGCTAATGGACCAGCAAATGTAGGAAATAGTGAGTCTGGGTTCAGAGATGGAGTAATCATCTTTAACTTACCACTAAATTCTAGAGGGGCAGGGACTTTAAATCCATCTTTCCAACCAAATACATCTGTAATTCTAGACATAACAGAATAAACTGGTGCTAATCCTGGATAAAAGAAGTACTGATCTCCATTATCATCGGTTTGTACAAACCCAGAATGTGCTACACCTTCATAGGTTAGTGAAGCACGGGCTAAAGATTCTGGATTATAACGAACTGCTCTACCTACGCGGCGATAAAAGTCTTCAGTTGCTCTATAGAACCTAGCAAAGTTACGAATAGACATAGCCAATTGGCTACGAATCTGAGGATTATCTACGTACGCTAATACTCTATTCTTAGCAAGATCTTCAGCTATAGCAATGATTTGTTTCTCTGCATTAAGTTTTGCTTTTTCTAAAGCATCTCCTGTTTTACCAGCAGTTGCTTTACTCATAAGAGCTTTTTCAAAGCCAGTTTCATCCATAGTTTTACGGATATCAATAACTGCAGAGTTTACTAAAGGTACTCTAGATATACGGGCATTTGCGGCACCCATACTATCCCAACCTTTATCAAAGATACTAGCAGCAAAGTTGTCACTATCTAATACTGGAACTAAAGTAGGACCTGAAATAAATTCAGGGGCAAGGTCAAACTCGCCTTTACCTGGAATATTACTTAGTTCAAGATCTGAAGCATCAACTACTATATTTCCATCTTTATCTGTTTTACGGATTTTAGATAGTAGGTCTGTATTTAGATCTCCATTACGCTTACTAAAGTATGGTCTTACTGCATCATATATAGCTTCAGCGTGTCTTTGAGTAGTTACTCCTGGCTTAGTATAAAGATCAAAACGATTTCTTGCATTTTCAGGAAGGTTATCTAAATACTTGCGTATATTTTCAATTGCTTGCGCTCTAGAAATATTAGGATCAAGATTCTTAATAGCCAATGATCCAAGATCAGAATTAGCATTTACTGCTATGGTGGTTAACCAAGCCACTCTGTTTTCTTGACTCACTACTGGATTAAAATTATCAAATGAAGATCCAGTTTGTTGTTTATACTTTACTCCATTGATTTCAAATGCTTCTACTTTTCCATACTTAGAAACATCTTCTGTAACGTTAAGATATTGACTAGCACCGCGAAGTGCGTTCTTTGAACCTTCTGATACGTCAGCAGATAGACTATCAATATCGCCTAGGCGTATATGCTGATTTAATATTTCAGCACCGCGTTTATCTAGTTTTTGGCCAATACCATCTTCAAGAACCGCTCTTGCTTGAATTGCTCTAACGGCATCAATATCTCCATTATCAATAGCTGCTTTAATTTCTGCTTGGTATGCGGCTCTATCTTTTTTACGAATTACTCTATTGATAAAACCTAAGTTACCATTTTCTTTAGCTAAGTTTAAACGGGTACTTAAAAATCTACCTTTAGTAATTCCCCAAGTAGATCTACCAATAGCAACTTGTGCTAATAGATCTTCAGCAGAGTTACGAATAATAAAACGAGGACCAGCCAGAGTAAAGAATACCCAAGAAGATGTTATGGAGTCAGCCCATTTTTTATAGTTAGGACCAAACAATCTAGTAAGTAATGCACCTTTAGCAGCATAACTATCTAGATTTAAAATTGATGGAACTGCAATACCAGATGACAATTGCCATTCTAATACCGCTAGTTCTTCGCCATCAAAATTAGATGGGTTATAAGCTACAGTCTCTAATTTACCAGTTGCTGGATTTATTTCTTCTTTTAATACTGTTGGAGCATAGCGTTGCTTTCTGGCAAACTGTTGCTCAAGTTGGACAAGCCCAGAATCGGATTTATTCCAGCCGCGAGTTTCCGCTAATGTTCCCCAGATACCTTTAAAGATTTGCCGCTTTTGATTTTCATCTCCAGCAGAAAATGCTTCTGCAATAATCTTTGAGTGATACTTAGTATTACCAAGACGAGCTAAACGATAAACTTGAGTTGCTGCATCAGGACTGTTTACATCAAAAAAGTTATTTTTAAAGTATGGTGTAATAGCAAACTTTTGAGCAAAGCGATCTACCTTACCCTGTATCTGCTCTATTCCTAATCGGATAGAACCATCTTTCTTAATTTTGCCAACTGCTTTTTCTGCTTGACCAATTCTCTGGGCTTGCTGTCCTAAACCACTAACAATAGTTTCAGGTGTAATACCTATTCCATAAAGATTACGGACTAAGGTTTGACCCACTTTATCAATATTAAGAATTTTATTACCAGCAGTTAAAGCAAGAACGCGAGCTTTACGAGCAGCATCTAATTGAGGAATTAATGGAGTCTTACGAGCAGATTGTCCTCTTAAAATAAATGTAACATCTTGAACATTCTTTAGATAATTACTTGCAGTAGTTGCATCTTTAATACCTGCTCTAATAAATTCATCTATAGCAGATGGACCAAACTCAGGTGCTAAACGCCTTAACTTAGTTGAGATCTCTTCACCAGCGACTAAGTTTTTAGACTTACGAGCTTTGGCTAGATCATCTAACCCTTTTCCATATACATCAAAAAATTCAGTTACTTTTGGATTAGCAAATACTCTATCAACTCTTGCATCATCATTTATTACGCCAAGTAATGAACGACCATAACTTTGCTTTTCTTTACCTATTACGTTAAATAATAACCAGTCTCCAGCATCATAGGCTTTTTTGGCTTTACCTAAAACAAGTGTTGGATCTGTAAATATTCTAAAAGCTGCATCTGTTACACCAGAAATGCCCTTATATAAAAAACCTTTTTCTGGAAGGAATGGAATTAAATTTGCTAATTGACGACCTGGTGAATATTTAGCAGCTTGTACTGCATCTATTACATCTTGTAGTAAAAAGTCAGCATCGCCAGATTCTTGTAACTGAGCAGCCTTTGCTGCAATAGCCTTTTCTTCTTCAGTTCCATTATTGGCTATATCTGATAACTTTTGGCCTGATGCTATCTTCATAGCTACTGAAACATAATTATTACCAAATTGAGATTTAGCAGCCGCTATACGATCAGGACTAAATACTTTATCGCCTTTATCATTAGCAACATCAAATGCCTCAGATAGATCAAGATTTTGATCTAATGCAATTGCACCAGTACGATATAAACGAGTTGTAAAATCTGATACTTCATTTAATGCTTTAAATGGAGCGGCAATAGCTGTTTTAGCACTTTTACCTAAATAATGAAAAGCACCGCCAAGCCATCCTCGTTTTGCTTTTACCTCAGGATCTTCTCCACCAAACATAGCAACGTGTGCATTTTGTTGCGATTTAGATAATTCAGAAAATGCTTGTTCTGCATATTGAGCAGGCATAGATAATAAAGTTTTATGAGACTTTACTAATTTAGCCAAACCATCTGCTTGTGCTTTTTCAGCAGGAGTAAGACCAGCCTGAGTTGCTGCAGATCTAATATTAATATCAGACACTATAAACCTCTAGCTGCTGCTTGTTGGTATAAAATACCTATTTCTCCAGTAGTGTCGTATGGTAACATTTTTGCTAATGTATCTGAAAGTTTTGTACCTGCCATACCTTGTTGCATCATAAGTGCTTCTGATCCTGCACCATCGCCAAGTGGTATACCTGTAGTAATAGGTTCTTCTGGTCTTTGTGATGGAGCAAATAGTGGAGTTACTGGAGTCAAAGGATTCTTAGGTCTGCCACCAACATTATCTGCAATACCGCGAGTAGTTGCTTTAGGTGCTGCTGTATTTAACATAGCAGTCTCTTGTCCTTCGCCATAGGCGATAGATCCTAAATCCATATCGGTTCTCTTTGAGAACTTACCAGGACCTGATGCTCCTGCTAATGGGCCTCTAGCCATCTTTGTTCTCCTTAATAGTTTCTAAATCTTGTGAAAATTTTTGCCAGACTTTTGCTTCTTGGCTTTTCTGTTGCGAATTATAAATACTCATATTGTGCAGATCTTCTGCAAGCGCTTCAAATGCGCTAATTAAATTTAATGCAAATCCTGTTATTACTACTAAAAAATCAGATGAACGAACTGGGCGCTGTAGATCATCATCCATAACGCCCAGCTCCTTTCTAAATTATTTACTTCTTTACTGACTTACCTTTACGGCCTGGTGCTGCATATCCGAAGAACACTTTTCCGCCTTCTTTTCCTGCTGGCTTATTCTTGCCCTCAGTTGGCTTTGCGGTTGGTGCTGCTGCTCTTGATCCCTTATTCATTTTCCACCTCCTTACGCTCCGCCAATGGCGGCGAGTAGTTGACCTATATCTGGTTGAGATTGTCCAGTAGCAGGGGCCGCACCGACTTGTTGTTCTTGAGTTGGCTGCGAGGCAGGGGCGGGGGCCGCACCTGCTACTGGAAGTTGTGCTGCGCCAGGAAGTTGTGGCTCCACTGGAGCAACTGGTTCTGGTGCAAATGCTTTTTCAATTACTGCTTCTAGAGACTGTCCTTTTTGACGACCCTGGATTACTTCTGCGATTCTAGAAATGATTTGAGTTGGGTCTTGACCTTGGGAAGCAAGTGCGGGTATAGCTTGTGCATACTGAGCAACAGCAACCCTAAGAGAATCGCGCATCTCTTCAATGTCAACCCTTTGTTCTTCTTGCGTAACATTTAGATCTAGTGGTATCTCTCTGCGAACATAGTCGCGGCTAACTAACTTATCTGAACGCATTTGTAGTAATGCGATAATGGCTCGGTTAGGATCCATTCCAGACATAATTCCGTAACGTACATCTACGCCATACTCGCCTTTAATATCACGAGATGGTGTGTACTTCATTGTGTAAGGTGTACCGTCATCGGTTCCCTTAATAGATTTAGTCATAGATCCAAAGATCTTCTCATCTACTTCAAAGCATAGACCGATTACATCTTGGAACAACTTAGCAAACTGTGCTTGTGCTGCTTTGATCTGTGTATCAAAGCCTGCTTGTAATGCTTGAACTCCACGACCAGTAATGATAGAAGCATCTAGTTGACCTGAACGAGATTCAGGATATCTAGCACCTAGACGAAGTTCTCTTTCTAATACACCAGACTCTGTAAAGACTCCTGCTGGTAGTTCTAATGGAACTCTACGAATACCTTGTGGGTTAGCAGAACGCATAATTGAATCAGGACCAAGTGCAAGTTCTTGCACATCTTGTGGGATAGCAATAGGTGCTTGGATAGATTTCTCTGCTGCTTGAATCTGTAGAATAGCAAATCTTGCGCGAGCAAGTTGTACTGATAGTACATCATCAAACTGTCCGCGAGCTTCGCCATCTAGAGATGAGCGAACTGCGACTCTTGCTAGGCACTTACCAATTGGGTTTGGTGTGTTAGATAAAATTAAATTGTTACGCTCTGGGATAAAGAGCATATCTTGATCTTTATCGTGGTAGCGCATAACTGATAGATAAGGTGATGCTGATTGATAAACGCTACGAACATTTAAGATTTGACTTGCGTACTCAGGAAACTGTGCTGCTAATGATTCAGCATCTGATACAACAACTTGTGTTAAGGATATGGTACGACCGAAACGATCAATCTCTGGATAGACTCCGAAAGGATTAAGTAGTCGGATGCGGGGATTGTTACCTTCATAATCCATCTCAACTAGAGCAGGTAACATACCATAGGTGTTGAACCAGTCAGCTCCTGAGTACATCTGTAATGGTAGATCTGAAGAGGCTATGTAATAGTTAGCAATACGAGTTCTGATATCAGCAGACTTACGCTGAGCATCTGAAACCATATTGGTAGCTGAGCAGTTAAATGATGGCATAGGTGCCATTGCTTCTGCTAAGTCTCTTGCTGCTACATCAATAAAGTTTGCAACTAAAGGTTTTGGATAATCCTCTGAGAACATAGAAGGATATACCTTGGACATATCGCCTTGACGTACAGATAGCACATCGCGCATACGTTGATCACGAGCAGCGTACTTAGTCTGTAATCTAGTCGCTTTTGCTGCGATCTCTTTAACTGTTAACAATTGTTCTCCTTAAATAAAGGTACGTTGTTTTTCATTAAGCATCTCATCTATGTTAATAACCATTCGCTTACGCTTTTCTGAATTTGATAGGAATGGGTTAGTCATATGATGCTTAGCGTGTATACCTTGGTTGAGCATCTCTCTTGCTCGGATCTCACAGAACCAAAGAGCCATAACCATATCGGTCTTGCCTTTGGTAGTGGGTGACCAAGTAATTAACTGTTCTATTAATGATTTAACATTTTCAGTTTGATCACTTGGAAGATGTATTAGATTATCTCTATGGTGTTTACCATCTTGTTGCTTACTTCCAAATAAGGTAGACATAGAGGCTACACCGAAGCCTGCATCCCATTTGTTATTACCAGTGTGATGCTCTCGTAATATAACACCACGAGTTGCAAGGTGCGCTCTAATACCTTCATCTTGGGTTAAGAAAGATTGGAAAGCATTTCGCTCTACAATCCATTCACTAGGACCGTAGATAGATGTCCAGTTAAATATCAGATCTCTGATCTGTGCTGGAGTAGGTCTAGTAATCTTTATAGCATCTACTATATAACGCTTGTGGTTAATGCGATCTATCGCATAGCAGATAGCTGCAGTATCTCCAACCATAGCTGGATCTAAACCACAGATTATAGAAAAGCCGTTTAAATCTTTTGGGTGACCAGGATGACCTGGGGTAAGGCGACCACTCTTACGCATACCATCAATAGAGCCGCGAACGCACACAGGATCAAAAACTGCGTCATCAGAGATGTCTTGTTGCTGGTAAATGAGCGCCCAAGTTGAAGCATCCATACTTTGTCGTTCATTGAAAAGATTGCGCCCGTTCCATCTTGGGTATAAGCCATCTTCGTTCTTATCGCTTTCAGCTTGTCCGTCAAAGGGTTGATCTGAGGCAGGCCATAGAGTTTCCCACTTATTAGGATCTTCATCTGCAGTTAATAATGCTGGCATAGCCAGGTAGGTCCAAGGAACTAATCCACCAGGGTATCTATCTGGGTTGCGTAGTTCTTTATATAGGTCAACGGAAGCTACGCGAGTTCCAATGATAATAAGTTTACCTGTTGGGTTAAGACGAGATCTAACATCTTGGGTAAGCCATTTAATTTGTCGTTCAAAGTCATTAGCATTTGATAGAGTCACAGCATCGTCAACGATAATCATATCTGCACGTTTACCGTAGATCTGACCACCGATACCAACTGCTTCTATGTTGGGATCTTTTTCGCTAGATTCACGCAACTCATCACCGAAGGTAACACGAGTTGCTTGCCAGGAGGCTGACTTAGATTTGAACCCAACCCCAGCAGCGTAGGCAGTCTGTAGTTCTTCATACATAGGATGTGTTAAACGTTGCTTAATAGCGTAGAGAAAGTCTGCTGCTAAGCGCTGGGTTTGGGAGACTATTAGGATTCTAAAGTTAGGGTTGCGACAAACTTGCCAGGTTACATAATCAACTGTGATGGTGATTGACTTGGCGTGGTTTGGTGGGATGTTAATAAGGATACGGTTATTGCCAATACCCTTTTCGTACTTCATTGAAGGATGTAACCAGGAAGGCTCATTGCCCTCTATGACATCTACTAAATTTTGTTGGTGGGGAAAGGTTCTATTATGGAGGAAGCGTTGCCTGAAATCTGCGAAGGATAGATCGTGAGCATCCCCTGATGCGAACTGCTTGTCCTTAAGACCTAGCCTAGTTCTGTCTATCTTGTCAGCGAAGACTTTATCAGTTCTACGATAGTACTCGTAGGTCTTCATAGATTTACCTGCGGAGGCACAAGCCTGCTCTATAGTAAAAGCCTCAGCCACGCAATTCAGGATAATCCGCTTCGCTATGTCTGCGGAGTTTTCAGCCATTATTTCTTCTTAGGCTTAGAAGGATTCTTCTGTCCAGCTTTATAAGCTACTGCTGCTGCGCCACCTGTTACTAATGCTGCTTTTGCTTTTGCCTTACCAATGATAGGTGCTGCAGCTTTAATAGCTGCCACCTCTGCTTCTTTAATTGTTCTATAGTTTTTACCCTCTATAGCAGCCTTAATAGATTTAAGTTGGCCTGGAGTAAGGTCTGCTTTCTTAAAAGTAATTTTGGCAGTTTGTGGGGTAACTACTTTAGATCCAGTTTTGCTAGTTACAATTGAAGGACCTTGAGCCTTGACTGACTTGTAAGCACCCTTACCTGTAGGTGTTTTAGTTCCAATATTCTTTGCCACGTTTTGGGCTGTCTTAATTCCTACCTTAGCAGCTTGTTTCTTTCCAAGTTGCGTAGCTGCTAGTCTACCTATAGTTATTGCTATTGGTACTAATGGTACTGCCATTGTTTAACTCCTTGTGGATAAGTGCGCCGTAAAAACTATATCATAGTGGGGAGGAAAATTGATAGTGGAGCGATCAATCTATTACACCTGCCGCGAAGTGTGTGTGTGCTGTTCGGTTCGCTTCACTAGAACGTTACGCTCCCGAACGAGCTACAGCGAAGTGAGGGGTAAAGCCTCGCTCGCCCTTAGGGGGCATCGCGGAGGCTTTGCCGTAGCGATGTTGGTCGTAAAACTCATCACACCCCGTTTTACTCCCCTACTATATATAAGCCGAGAAAAATAGGTGATTTCCCGTTTTTACACAAAAAATCTTTATAAATGTGGTATAACTCACAAATAAAGTATATCAAATCGGACATTACGGACTAGCTGATTACACTTTAGGAAATATATTTATTTGGGGTACATAACATATAACAAGCGCGGATTAAACATACGGGGGTCCGTTTTGTCCTATTTTGTGCTGACCCCCACCCCCTGCCCGCTCTGTGCTGTATTGGTAAAGGTGTGAAGGCTTGCTCCCCATCGGGCACACTCTCAGCCCTATCTAATTTAATAAACTGTTTTGAATTGCAGATTTAGATCCCGATCCGATCCAAATCTAATTCAATTTCAGCTGTCCGATTTGTCCGAGCTGTTCCATTTGATAGTAAATGTCAGCTATATACCATATGTCCGAGCTTTGGGACACTCTCAAAATGTAGTTGCATAGATGGGGGATCATCCCTTACCATTACACCAATGAGAGCAATCCCGCCCTCATATTGATAGGAGATACAAATGACCGACTACAGAATAGAGATCACATTCTCAACAGATAAAGATCTATCTAATGAAGAAATAAGTAATTTGGAGGGGCATCTATTACTACAAATAGATGAGCCATATGATCAAAATAATGAACCAGAAACTTATACAACAAAAGATGCAACCTACAAAATTGAAAGGATCAAATAATGACCACAGTTCACTTAGGAGATCGGACAAGTGGATGCGATACTTGTCTAAAAAATGATTATATGAACGAGATCGTAGTACTGAATAATTGGACACACTGCCCAGATACTTATTACGCCGCTTTATCCGCGTGGGTGGATAACTCTCCCACTTATTACAAGTGGGAAGAATGGGAGAATTGGATTTCAGACTTTCAAGACTCCTACTGCGGTGAATGGAATAGTGAGCAAGAGTTTGCCGATAATTTGGCAGATGAAACTATCATCCCAGATCTCCCAGAAATGGGTCAGATCTATTTTGACTACAACAAGTTCGCCCGTGATCTATTTATGACCGATTACTGGTCCAGTAATGGATATGTATTCCGCAATTTATAAGGCTTGATGGCGGGCTATCGCTCACCCTTACGGGTGGGCGGTGGCACTCTCTCAAATCGGGAAGAGTGGGAAGGATAGGAAGATGGCAAGGTATTTAGTTCACGGGATTGTGAAGATTGATGTGCAATCTGAGATTGAGGCAGATAGCAAAGCAGAGGCAATGTTAATTGCCTCCAAGATGAGCGGCTCAGATTTTGATGAAGAGGGCCTTACTGATGGCGAGGAAATCTTCATCTCAACTGCTCAATTATTGGATGAGAATGGAAAGGTGGTTTATACAGATGATGAGATCTAAGACTTATTACAAGGTAAGGAGAGGCGTGAGAATTGTCTTCTGGATCTCCACACTTGTCGCCCTTTACTTAATTAGCTCCCGCTTATGGTGGAATGGAGGCGGGTATTGCATAGGAAGTTTGGAGGTTTGCGGATAGAAAAAAATCGGACATATCGGTCAGCTATTTTTAAGTGGTTTTCTATGCCATCATCTGCATATGGGGGATGATGGCGTGGTATCCTACTTACAAGTGGGAGAGAGGGAGAGCGAACGCTCTACCTTAATTACTGATAGGAGAATAAATGAAAGATCTAGACATCTACGAGGTTGAGTATTCCTGCTCACCTGGTGGCATTGATAAGTGGGAAATACAGGAGAGAGGGGGCGATTTCTTTCAGGGTGATTTTGATACTGCAGAGAACGCAATCTCTTACGCCTTACTTAAGTTTGATGGTGAAGAATTAAATTTCAACATCAAGAGCCTTGAGTCAATGCGCTTTGAAGAAAAAAACAATATAAGAAATGAAGTTATAGAAAAAACTAATTCAATTCTAAATGACTATAAAGATCTAGTGATGAGATTTTGGGATCTTTATGATGAGATGGAACAGGAAGAGCAAGATCTAATCAATAAATTGGGGGCGGATAAGTGGTTCAAATATGCCTTTACTTTATCCCTTGATGAGTTATGGCACGAGGCAGGGAATTGGCAAATAGTAAAGGAAGATCTTAAAGATGAAAAGGAGGGAGAGTAATGACTACAAGAGTGTGCGATATCTGTTTTGAATACTTTGCAACTCTGAGTGAAGCTCTTACCCATAGTTTAGAGCACGATAAGGAGGAAGAGTAATGAATGATCTGTTAATCCAATGTGATTTTTGCGGAGAATACTACGAACACGAGGAGGAGAATGATGGCGAGTAAAGAATTAAAAGAGATAAACGAAGCCCTCACTAACTTGTGGTGGAGTGCTGAGATAAGTGATAACGCTAAGTTATGGTGGAACGACCACTATCAACAACTAATGGAGAGGGAGTTAGCGAAATGAGTAAGATGAAGCAACACTTAGAAAGTGAGATAGTGATTAAGGGTTCAAGCCACGAGGATACCGCTTGGAAAAGATATATCCGCTTTGAGTATGAGGGCAACAGTTATGAACTCACTCTATTTTGGGATGAGTTTAATGGCTATGAAATCTACTGGCAGGTGCCTAATAAAACACCTGATTGGGTAGTAAATTGGAACCAAGATGAATACGGCGGTATGAGTTTTCAATGGTACCTTGATGACCTCACTTGGGAGGGAAAGTAATGAGTAAAGATTGCAATTGCGATAACTTAGATCAAGATGTATCAGGATATACCTGCTATAAGTGCTATGAAAGGGGAGAGTAATGGCCTATACACCAGCAATATGTGGCGATCACCTAGTACCAATAAGCGAGTGTGATTGCCTAAGCTATATGAGAGAGATAACAAGTTCAGCTGAAAGACTAATACAACTAACAAAAGAGAGGAAGGAGTTAAGTAAATGAAATCTATCTGCAAGTTTTGTGGGTGGGAGATTGCAAACCCTGATTGGTATAACAACTATGACGGAGGATATGCCTGCGATAATTGCTTGATGGATCAGGCAACTGAACGCGAGAAAGAGAACTCTATATGAGTGAGATGAAAGGGTATGAGTTCACTGAGGGAGAGGGCGACACCATTACCTGCGATTACTGCAATCAAGTAGTTGGTAAATGGTATAGCGATCTAACCCACGCTATATGCCGAGCTTGTCTAATCAACAAGGTAGTTATAGAGGAGAGTATATGAGCGAGCCACGCTACCTATTCGGAGATGACTACGCCTATAATGGAGGCTATGAGGAGTTAATTAACTGCGATACCTGCGCTGTTGAGTTTGATAGGGCAGAGTATAAGTCAGATACCTGTGTAAATTGTGAGAACGAGAGAGTAAAGAGAGAGATGGCGAACAAATGAAAGATGTATTACAACTGCCCAGAAGGGGCAAGGTTAATGTTGTATTCTATGAGGTATCAGATGCTCAAGGGATAGCTATATGGGGCGGAGAAGATGTCCTAGAGGCTATTAAATGGTATCGTAGTAGCCCTCCAGACAGTAAGGTTTGGGTGGGACAGTATGAAACGACAGAGGAAGAGGCTAAATTAACTATGGAGTTCATAGAGATTACGCCTATTGTCCTTGCTACTATTGCTAATTGCGTAGATAGATGGAGTTAATGGGAACTGTAGAGAGAAGAACAGAAGTAGCGAAGGCACAAGCCGTTCGTAAAAGAAACTATCGTAGAGCAAGGGATAGGGCGTTGGCTCGTTTGAGTAGAGATTACCCAAATGTTTATCGCACCTACTTAGAGGAGGAGATGAACTCTGATGAAGATATGGGTAAGAAATGGCTTGATATCGCTGGCAACACTAAGTCTAGTCGTTTTCGCAGAAGGTAAGTTATCAACACCAATAGTAAAACAAATACCAAATGGAGTTATAGAGAATAGGAAGGCAACAAAAGATGAAAAGGATCGTAATAGAAAGCTCGCACAAGAGTACGCTTCGGCTGGTTGGGACTGGAGAGGGAGAGAGTGGGTCTGCCTTAAGTCCCTTTGGACCCGTGAGAGCAGGTTTGATAACTACGCAAAGAACCAAAGAGGATCAAGTGCTTACGGAATTGCTCAGCTCCTTAGAGAGAAAGATCACCGAAGCGAATATCAAATCCTACGAGGTCTTAAATACATTGACTCTCGCTACGGCTCTCCTTGCAAGGCGTATAAGTTCTTCCTTAGAAACAACTACTACTAATTGAAACTACTTGACCTATACTGCAAAGCTGGTGGTGCTAGTAAAGGCTACCAGTTAGCAGGCTTTGAGGTAGTAGGGGTAGATATCAAGAAACAGAAACGCTACCCCTTTAAGTTTATTCAGGCTGACTGCTTAGAACTTATGAAGGATATGGAGTTCCTTAAATCCTTTGATGTAATAGCTGCTAGTCCACCCTGCCAAACGCATAGCATTACTCAACACCTACGCAATGCTCAAGGTAAATCAACAGATAAGATAGATTTAATACCGCAAACTAGAGAGGCTTTGATAGCAAGTGGTAGGCCTTATGTTATTGAGAATGTACCAGGCTCACCACTTATTAACCCAATACAGATGTGTGGTTCATCCTTTGGATTAAAGGTTAGAAGGCACAGATTATTTGAGAGCAATCTACAATTAAAAGGATCTGTTTGTAATCATAAGGAACAAGGCAAACCAGTTGGTATCTATGGTTCTATGAGAGATGAGATACCTAACGGCGGTCATACTGCTAAGAGTATTGAACAAGCAAGAGAAGCAATGGGAATTGATTGGATGATATGGGGTGAGTTAGTTGAAGCTATACCACCTATTTATACTAAAGAAATTGGCACACAGATTTTAGATCTGATATAATAGAGTTCCCTTCCTTCCTAGGGACAATAAGCCCCGCAGTTTTGTTCATTTCCTGCGGGGCTTCTCTAATTAGAAACCCCTTCGGGATAGGAACCGAAGGGGTATGAAATAATTGTAGCACATTTTTATAAATGTAGCACAATTATTTATCGGTGGTGTAGAAGCCACTACCTCTAAAACTTACAGGAGGAGAAGCATAAACCCGCACAGCGAGATCACCACAGCAGAGAGGAATATTCTCATCATCATAGATAGACCTTTCAACAGACTTAATTAGATTACAGGTGTTGCATCTATATTCGTAGATCAAAACTCTTCTCCATCTTTTATATTTAAATAACCAACAGGCTTAGACCTGCTCTTCTTATTAGCAAACTCAGTAGTAATAGGTAGCCACTTGTCCTCCCACTTAGGCATTGGGAGTTTGGAGAGATTAAACCCCCAGATGCCGTTAGGTGTGGAGTTGATATACCAGGGAGTAAGGGACCTGATACCAGCCGCCATTATGAGAGAGGAGTACTTATGTTCCTCTATTAACAGATCGTCATAGTGTGTCTTCCTAGATTTCAATTCAATAAACATCTTATGTTCCATACTTACGCAATCAAAACTATCAAACTCATCTTCACTCTTACTCAGATCAGAGAAGTGAAACTCTCTTAAGTAATCAAATAATTCAGACTCTCTTAAGATATCCATTATATCCTGCTCGCTGCAATGGCACAGTACTCTTGACTGATCTCACTACCTATGTAGTTTCTGCCTAGTTTTTTAGCGGCAATAGCAGTAGTTCCTGATCCCATAAAAGGATCATAAACAATATCACCTTCATTGCTCCAAGATAATATGTGATCTGATACTAAAGCCTCAGGAAAAACAGCAGGATGATCGGTGTCATTTCTTGCAACAGCTATCTCCCATATGTTATCTCGGTATCTTTCACTATTTATATTGAATGTTTTTTTCTGTCTTACTTTACCTGTAGTTTTTAGTTTAGCTGTGTAATCATAAAGTTCACCAGCTCTTTTATTAGGTTGCATTAAAGGATTAAAAGTTTTAGGTTGTCCTTTAGATAAGACAAACATATACTCAAAGACACAAGAGTATCGCTTGTGCTTGAACTTAGGCATTGGATTTGTTTTGCGCCAAATCATAGTATCGTGCAAGTTAAAGCCTGCTTCCTTTAATCCAAGTGCTTGCCTAAAAGATGTGCCAGTCTCACTGCCCTTTACAGTTTCATCTCCTACTATCCATACCAATACACCACCTTGTTTAGTAATGCGATACAGTTCTTTAGATGTATTTTCAAAATCAAAAGAGTATCCATTGTAAACTCTAAGTGAGTCATAAGGTGGAGATGTAATAGTTAAATCTATAGAGTTATCATCCATAGATTTCATAGTGTCTAAACAATCTTCATTGTAAATTATGTTTATTGCCAAGGTGAATCCCCGCCCAAGTTATCTTGCAATCTACGCAAAGCTGAAGTGCATCTGCGATCAGCAGTGGATACTGCTACCTCTAAGTATTGTGATATCTCTTGAAGGGTATTGTTATCGTAGTAGCGCATACGAAGTATGATCTTATCTTCTTCTTCTAACTTTAAGTATGATCTCTTTACATCTATTAAGATAGCAAGGAGGTTGCCACCCTCAGAAGGTGCTGGTTGTTTGCGAGGTTGTCCATCATTTATTAAATCTTGTGCCTGCTCTAGTACAGTTCCTTCTATTACAGATTGTAAGATAGATGGCATTAACCTAGCGATAGTTGCAGTATCGTAGAAGATCTCATCAGAGGTATGATAGCCAGCCTTGCGAGCCTTCTCTTTGCGAGCATACTTCTCTGCAATTCTACGCATCTGATATGCAATTCTACTTACACTATACTCACGCTTTTCTTTATTCTCTTCATTAAGTTGATCTAAGTATTGACCTTGTCTACCGATAGCCCAAAGATAAAGCTCTTGCTTTAAATCATCTCGTTCTACCCAACCTTTAAATCTACGAGCAATAGAGTTAGCCACTGCTGGTACTAGGTCAGTCAGTATCGGGTGTAATTCTTTAGTCATCTACTTTTCTACGCTTCTTATCTACTAGGTGTGCTGAATTACTTAGGCCAAGTACCTTCCAAAACCATAATTGCAATAGCTGAATAGTTAAGTAAATCTACAAAACTATCTCTTAAAGATTCATTCTCAGGTGTTGCACCATTATCTATTAGATGGTTTATACGAGCAGTCTTATCGTGCATACGCACTCTTAATCCATTAAGCGCACCACCTGGTGCGTTAG